ACAAACGGGGCCGCAACTACAGTCAGCCCGCGCGTCCCTTCCTTCGTCCTGCACTCCTGCGCGTTCTCGCTCGCTTCCGGATATAACGCCGACCGATCTGTCGACCGCCGTAAGTCATTGAAAAATTTGCCGCAGCTGCGGCCTGACGACCGCCGGACGGATTCGCGTGCAGTTAGTTTCGCAAATTGTTAGTTACTGGTAACATGGGACCCATGGAAAAGGATGTCCGGGAACGGTTTGAGCGGCTGGAGCAGATTGTTCAGCAAATCGCCGAATCCCATCTGGAAGTGGAAGCGGCGCAAAAGAATACGGCCGTTCTGCTAAACCGGTTCATCGAGGAATCGACCAAGCGCGGCGCGGAAGTGGACGAGCGCATCACGAACCTGACCATTCTGGTAGACCAGCTTATCAAGAAAAACTTCAACGGCCATTAAGTCGAGATGACCAGCGGCCGGGAGAAGTCATACTCGATCGGCGGCGGTTCCGCGGCCGCGAGTCCTACCGCCATAATCGACGCCACAGCCGGATCAATCTTTTCCCGTGACCGTTGCTTCGATGGTTTCCGATTCCCGGCCGCGTCGGACTCGATCGAGACGTTCGAGACCGCCCACGTGAGTACAGGATTGCCGTCATGCACGAGCTGCCGGTTTAGGACCCGCTCTTCAAACGCCTTCGTTGCCGGACTCATGCTTGCGTATCCCTGTCCGAACACCCGCAGCGGTAAGTCAATCCCCTCCTCGGAGAGAATCCGTTCCAATTCCGGCATTCCCCATTTATCGTAGGCAATCCCGACAGGTTCATACTTGCGATTCAATTCCGCGAGCCGCAGCGCGACCGTCCGCTTATTTGTCGCGTTTCCTGGCGTCGGTTCGATGTGGCCGCGTTCCGCCCACACGCCATACGGAACCCTGTCCGTTTCTTCGCGCCGTTTCATGTTGGCGGCCGGACACCACGTCCAGACCTTCAAGTATCCAAGTTCCGGCCAGAAAAGCGCGAAGGCCGTCAAATCCCGCACGCTTCCCAAGTCCAACCCGCCGTAGCAACGACCGGCCGCCAGTAGATCCGCGTCCGTTATCGGTTCTGACCGTTTGCAGCCCAGCCACTCCACGGCCGGGATCCATCGTTCCTCCGCGTCCACGCGCTGATTGCAGAACAAGTTTCGAAATGTGGATTCCATCGCCGGCATCCGTTGCGCCCGTTGCGCCAGCATGCGCATATCTTCGAGACTTCTGAAGTCCCCGAGCGCCGGATTCGCGAGCCGCCAAGTTGATTCGTCCCACACGTCGGCATCGTTCGGAATCTCGAATACAAACCCGGAGAAGGTCGGATCATTCCCGAGCTTGGCGTAGTCCACAAGCTGACTCATGAGATTGTGATCGTCCGCCGATTGCGTCGAGATGATGAGCGTCAGCGGTTCTTTCCTGGCGCCGCTGGGCCGTCGTGAGCGCATCGTAGAGCCGCCGGCCGGATCCCATTCCCCACTGCGCCAGTTCATCGAGGATCACGACGGACGGCGAGAGACCATGAGCTTTCTTCGCGTCACTGGAGAGCGCGCGGAACTTCGAGCCCGACGGTAGATGCTCGATCGTCTTCTCATGCCGTTTGACGTTGCATTCATCTTCGAATTCGGGATTGTCCTGAAGGAAGGCGCATAGTTCATCAAAGATCAAAGCCGATTGGTCCCTGTCCGTTGCTCCTACGCATATCTGACCTCTCCGTTCCATTTCCGGGCCCAGTAGATGGCAGAGCGCGAGCGCCGCGCACAGGCCCGTCTTACCATTCTTGCGCGCCACGGATAACAAGCCTGTCCGCACAATGCGCCGGCCGTTCTCTTCGCGGTACCAGGATTCGATGATTCTTCTTTGCCAGTCCCGGACGAGGAACGGTTGACCCGCGAGCGCGCCGGATGTGACTTTTAGCGATTCAATGAATCGGATCACCCGCTGAGCGCGCGTCAGGCCGGGCTCCGTCCACGGCCGCGGCATCGGTTCGGCCGTGACCGTGACTTTCTTTTTCCCCTTCGCCCCTGGCCCGCGCAATCCCATAGTTGACAATTATCAATGCGTTGGCAATGATAGCCGCAACCTATAGGAGGCTCCCTTCATGACACTTCGAGAATTGTTAGAGCGCCGCGCCAAGATCGTCGATGAGATGCGCGCGATCGCCAAAACCCCTACCGGCGAGGGCGGCGACCTGTCCGCCGAACAGGCGGCAAAATTCGACGCCTTCAAGACCGAGTTGGCCGGCGTCGAGAAGCAAATTGAGCGTCAGCAACTACTCGACGACGCCGAGCGCCGCATGCAAGGGACGCCACTTCACACGTCGGGCGATCGTCACCTGGACGCGGAGTTGCGCCAGTTCAGCTTGCTGCGCGCGATCGCTGCGCAGGTCCCCGATCTGGCGTCCCGCGTGGATTCCGGCCGCGAGCGTGAGATTTCCACCGAGCTTTCCAAGCGCAGCGGGATGTCGTTTCAGGGTGTCGCCTGCCCCATCGAGGTATTCCATAAGCCGCTTGAGAGGCGCGTCATTACCAGTAGCGGCGCCAGTGGCGGCGATTTGATCGCCACCGAATTGATGAGCGGCCAGTTTATCGACACGTTGCGTAACGCGCTCGTCATCCGGCGTCTCGGCGCGCGCGTGCTATCCGGACTCATGGGCAATGTCGATATTCCCAAGCGCTTGACATCCTCTTCTGCAGGATGGTTCGCGGAGAACACGGCCATTACGCCGAGTGACGCGACATTCGACAAGGTGTCGCTCACGCCTAAGCATGTCGGCGCGATCACCGAGTTTTCGCGCAACATGCTGTTGCAGTCTTCGCCCGATATCGAGGCACTCGTTCGTGACGACTTCGCTCAAGTCCTGGCCGAGGCAGTGGATTTAGGCGCGTTGAACGGCGCGGGCGGGAATGAGCCGACCGGGTTGTTGCAGACGGCGGGACTCGATACGTCGGTCTCAATGTCTACTCCGACCTGGTCCGACGTGCTTTCCCTGATTGAACTCGTCGAGGTCGCGAACGCCGACGGTTCTGCATTTCTTACCGACGCCTCCGTCGTCCGCAAACTGCGCTCCACGGCCAAGGTATCGAGTACCGATTCCGTAATGATTATGCAAGATCCAGGTTCCCTCGCCGGCTATCCCCTGGCCGCGTCGAATCAGGTTCCGTTCGACTCGACGGGACACAATCTGATCTTCGGCCGATGGAGCGAGATCTTGTTGGGCTATTGGAGCGTCTTTGACTTGTTGGTGAATCCGTACGAATCGACGGCCTACAGCAAGGGCAACGTCAGCGTGCGCGGGATTGTCACGATGGACGTCGCGATTCGCCACATCGAGGCGTTCGCCGCATCGGTGGACGTCGGAGTGTAGACGTGACTCTCGAGAGACGAGCCGTTCTCGAAGTGCGGCGCCAAGATCGCAAGTTGGAGGGGTACGCGGCGCGATTCGGAGTGGAGGCGCGCATCGCCGACTTCACGGAAGTGATTCGCGCCGGCGCCTTCTCCCAGTCCCTCGCCAGCGGACAAGACATCTTGGCGCTGATGGACCATGACGCCACGCGCGTCCTGGCGCGGACCCGCAGCGGCAATCTCAAGCTGCGCGAGGACTCTGCGGGCCTGCAATTCGAATTGTCGATACCCGACACGACGGCGGGACGCGATGTTCTGGCGCTGGCGGAGCGCAACGACCTCGGCGGCATGTCTTTTGGTTTCCTCGTCCCTCCCGATGGGGAGAGCTGGTCCGGCCGGACACGCACGCTACGCGTCATCGACCTGCGCGAGATCAGTGTCGTGTCCGCCTGGCCGGCGTATCCGGAAACGAGCGTCAATGCACGCGCGAAAACGCCGGCGTTGAATAACGCGCGCCTGTTTCTGGAGACCTGCGCGGGCTGGAGGCGTCCGGAGTGACTTTCGCCGAAAAATTCCTTGCGACGTTCGGTTATAGGCGCATTTCGGAAGGCGGGCCATATCCCAGCACCCCCGAAAAACGCGCGATCGAGCCATCCTGGGCCGCGCTGCGCGGAGGCATCGATCTCGGCGGACCCTTCGTCAGTCCCGCACTGGCGGAAAATCTCAGTACGGTTCTCGCGTGCGTGAGCGGTATTTCGCGTTCCATCGCCTCGCTGCCGACATACGTGTACCGGACCCAGGGTTCGACTCGGGTTCTTGACGAAATGCATCCTATTGCCCGCCTGATCGACGACGGCGCCAACCCGCACCAAACCTGGCCAGATTGGTTAGAGTGGACACTCGCCAGTTGCTTGCTTTGTGGGAATGCGCTTTCCGAAATCGTCACCGACGGCCGCGGCGCCGTGACGGCCTTGGTTCCCATTCCGTGGGAACACGCCAACGTCCAGTTACTCGCCAAC